GTGCTGTTAAAGCTAACATAGCTGCTTGACTTGCTACAACGAATGTGTCTGTGATTGCTACTGAAGGAATGACACTTGCTGCTAATTTACCGTCTGCATCTAATACAGGTACATTGCCTGAAGCAGTTCCAACATTCTTTTCAGCAGCTGTTCCAAGTCCTGCTAATTTAGCTTTTTCTGCTGTAGTATAATCTTCTGTAGAAAGTTGTTTGCCATCTACTTTGTCAACTTTATTTCCTAGAGCTGTATTTAATGTAGACCCTATTGCTGTTGTTATTGTGACATTTTTACTACCATCGAAATTGACTGAACCTGTTACTGCTCCTGAAAGGGCAATAGTTCTTGCCACTGTTAGTTTAGCCGCAGCGTCAGCCGTTCCCCCATCTGGGTTTACTAATACATTACTTGTACCGTCTCCTATGTATAGCTTACCAGTATCGGTACAAAATGCTGGTTCGCCACTGTCCAAGTTTACTGAAGTAATATCAGCATTTAAACCTCTTTTTAATTTAATCTTCATTTTAAACCTCCTTATTTCCATCTATAATAAGATTTTCGTGGGCGTTCGGGTCCTTCATATGAGCTTCTAATGCAGCCATACCTCCCGTACCTATATCAACACCACCACCTTCTGGGTCTGTGAATAACCCTCCATCTATGTTAATGAATATGTCATAATCTACTGTTGTTAAATTTCCTGCATCAAACCAACCATTTAATGTGTAGATATACAAATTAGATTTAACTAAAACTGTCTGTCCTAAGTCTCCGATTGGAGGAAGTTCAGACTCATCATCATATTGTGCAGTTACATTTAACGAGTAGTTATAAGATGGGGCTTTAGTTATTGTATAAGCTGTATTATTAGTTAGATTAACTGTAAACAATGTTTCAGAAGTATCCGTTATACTGGCAATTCCAACACCATCAATTCCATTAGTTCCTGGTGCACCTTTGTCTCCTTTTGGTCCTTGAGGCCCTTGTGGTCCTTGAGGTCCCATATCTCCTTGCGGTCCTTGAGGTCCCGTGTCCCCTTTTGGCCCTTGGGGCCCAGTATCTCCTTTTGGTCCTTGAGGTCCTGTATCTCCCTTAGGTCCTTGGATGCCTTGAGGTCCTCGTGGGCCTTCAGGTCCTTGAGCACCTTGGACTCCTGGGATACCTTGAGGTCCCTGTGGTCCTGTTTCACCTTTAGGACCTTGAGGACCTTGAGGACCTCGAGGCCCTCTCTCACCTTTAGGTCCTTGAGGCCCTCTCTCACCTTTAGGTCCTACAATACTTTCAGGTTTAGAAAGCTGTTTAATGGTTCCATCTGAAAGATATACATAGAAACTGGTTTCGTCTTCAGAGATTCTAGTAATAGAAATTCCTGGCTCTCCTTGAGGCCCTGTTGGACCTGGGATACCTTGAGGCCCTTCTACATATACTTTAGTTACGGGATAGAGACTGCCAGTTTCATCGAAATCATGTGTATCATAATAATCACCAGTCGCTATCCCATACCCGAAAGGGTCTGGTAGATACCCTGTTGGTTCTGGCTTTTTCCAAATCTCATCCACCTGCGGAAGATAATCTCTTTCCATTCTGAACAAAGCAGCTTGGTACATTTGTTGGTACATTGGTGCTGCATTAACACCTTCTTCATCTGTTATATAGAAGTAAAAAGCGGCTCCTAAGCAAACTACAGTTCTGATGTATTGGTCAGGAAAGAAGTTGTAGTCAGGATAGTCTGGATGTATATTAGGGTCGAATTCTGAGAAGGCAGGGAAGGTTGTATTAAGTTTGTCATTTATTTCATCAATCGTCTGGTCCAGAAACGGAATCATTTGATTGAGGGTTAATAGTTCACCTGCTAAGTTTGAATTAACAAGAGATACTATGTTTGTTAATTGCATAGGGCTCCCTCCATTCTTATATAAACATAATAAGCCTTATGTTGGTTATACAGCAATACAACTTAGTAATTCTTTTCTTTTATCTATTATATTTGCTGCTTTTATTGCTGTTGCGTTAGCTGCTACTTCTATTTCTGCTAACAGTTGACTGCCTAACGGTGTTTCTGGTGCTTCTGGTGGTGTTTCCGCTATCCCAGGCATATAACTTACTACCCCTGTTCCATTGATATAGATAATATCTATTCTCGGATTGTCTGCGTCTGCCTCTACAACTGCTATTGTGGCTGCTTCTACTTCAAATCTTTCTCCGTCTTGCATATATATAATACCTTCTGGAACATTAACCGACATATCTGGTTCGTCTTGTGCTGTTACCTCTAAACCTGACACTACTCCATAGCTTGTCTTTTCTATTATTTGTGTTTGTAAGTGTCCAATAGTATCTGACATGTCTGATACTTGTGCTTGTAATTGTTCAATAATATCTGACATGTCTGATACTTGTGCTTGTAATTGTTCGATAGTTTGCTCTATAGCATTTAACATATCTAATATTTTTTTATCCATTTCTGTTTCTTGGTCTGGCATATCATACTCTCTTACAGGTACTATCTTTGGAGCTGTTGAGTTTGGTATTTTATTTGATAAAAACCTCATAGCTACCTCCTTAAAATAAAAACGGGGTACTCCCCCGTTTAGAATAATTTTATTTCACCCGCTGATGTTTCGTAATTTTCATGAACATTAGACATCTTGTGTTGACGATTTAATTTATTATCCACACACAGTCTACGTCTTGTTATCTCATCAGCAAAAGTTTTGGGGACGTATTGAGTTGAACCGTCTACTTTGAAAAATATTGCTATGCCGTTTATTGTTACGGGCATTACATTGCCGAATTCGTTACGATACTGAGGTGATAAATATACTGGCACCTTTTCCTCATTCATATAAACTGCATGTAGTTCTTTCTTGCGTTTTTGTGCATTAATTAAATCTTGTGATGCTTTTTGAAATATGTTTTTGTCAACAGGAGCCTGCCTGTCCACAGGCTCCGTTTTATTTATTTTCGTAGCCATCTAATCTCCTCCAAGTTATACTAAATTAACTTGAGATGGTATACAGATGTAGTCAGTAACAGCTTCAGGTCTTACACAGCCGAAACCAACTGAGTTGATTTTAAATCCGATTGATTGCCTTTGGTCAATAGGGTCAAGTACTCCAGCAGAGCCTTTCTGCTTAACGTACATTTTAGCTTGCCCTTCACCAGATAAACCTGTTCTTAATAGAGCATCTTTACCTACGATTAAAATGTGCTGTGCTTTAAGTTCCATCCATGGATTGGCTTCTGCATTTTTAGCTTCGTTAAATCCATCTAAGTCCCAAACTTGCTGCCCAGGAACATAGGAAGCATCTTGTCCAGTTCTTGAATCTTTTACATAACCATCTACTTCAGTAACTTTTATTGTGTTAGTAGTTCCGTCGTTAGCGTCACCCTTAGTTACAGTTAAGTACTCATACTCATCATTTACAATTCTATAAAGTCTCATACACTCTGTATTATCTTTGATGAACTTAGAGTCTGTAGGAACTAATAATGTTTCGTAAAATTCCATGTCGAACATAGGAACTAACTTAGAGTTATCATACATTGTCTTAGTAGTGTTATTGATAGTCATGTATTTTTCAACAACAGGGTCTGAAATCATATCGAAATAGAATTCAGGAGATGCTATAACATGGTACTTACCGTTTGTACGAGGCTTAACCAAAGCTTTCTTCATTGCAAGAGTTATAAGTCTAAGGTCAGTCATAGAAGGTACTGCACCGTCAACTGTCAAACCTTCAAAATTAGCAGCTCCACCAGCGTAAAATGGTTGTGCTACTGCAAGTAAAGTTTCTTTCGCTAACAAGTCTAAAGTCTCCATTACTACTAAAGAGTATTCTTTAGTGTAGTGAGCAATAACAGGGTCAACAACTGCAAAGTCAACTTTGTCAGTGAATTCCATATACCTACCATACTGATAAGCTCCAACTTCGTACTTCTCTACGGAGCCTTTATCAGATTTCGGAGGAATACCTTCCTCTAATGGAATGGTATGAGCCTGTAAAGGTGCCCATCTTCTAACCATTAGCTTATCTGCTTTTTCCTGAATCGGAGATTCATCAGCCATTCTGTAATACACATACTCGTCTGCGTCATATCTGATTGTGTCTAATAATTGTTTTGAATAAAATACTTCTGGGTTAACTACTCCTGGACCTGCTTTTTGGGCAAGTTCTATATGAGAGTTAATATCTGCTCTTGCGTTTAATGGCATAAGTTTCCACACTCCTTATCATTAATTTTATTTCATATTTTCTTTAAACCAGTTCTCAAGTTCTGAGGCTGTTTTTATCTGTGAAGGAGTTGTTCCTCCACCTACACCCGTAGCAGAACCTGGAGTGGTTGATTCTTTAGCTGCTTTTAAAGCCCTTTGTCTTTCGGCTTCAACAGCTTTTTGCACTTCCTTAGCAATAATATCTTCGAAGTGGAAGTCCCTATAAACTTTTACCAAATCAATTTGCTGGGCAAAAGGATTAATTCCTTTCTGTGCCAGTTCCTCAGCAAAGGCATCTAGACCTTTATCGTCTAAACCAAACTGATTTTTAACATTTTGAAAACCAATTAATGCTTGTTGCGTCAACGCAGCTTTCTGTCTTTCTTGGGATTCTG